ATGCAGGCGCTCGGCCCGCGCGTCGAGGGAATGAGCGCGGCCGCCCTGCTCGGGGACGGTGAGCTGTGATGGCCGAGGATGTGCCCATGGTCCAGATGGCGAAACCGGATGTGTTCGACCCGTCCGCGATGCTCACCCAGCTGCTCGCGGAGGCGCAGGCCGAGATGGTCAACCCGCCCAAGAGCAAGACGGGCCAGAAGGGATACCAGACGTACTCGTACGCCCCGCTTGACTTGGTCCTGAACATCATCAGGCCGCCGCTGAACAAGCGCGGAATCTTCTTCTACCAGCGCTCCGAGGTCGCCGCCAACGGCGCTGGCATGCTCCTGAACACCATCGTGGCCTTCGGCGGCGAGGAGCGCGTGCTCGACATGAAGCCGTACGAGTACGACAGCGACCCGCAAATCTTCGGCAAGCGCGAGACCTACGCCCGCCGCTACTCCGCGCTCATGGCCTTCGGCCTCGTGGGCGAGGAGGACACCGACGGCGACACAGGCCCCAAGGAGACGAAGGAGAAGGCCCCGACGAAACCGCGCCCGAGCAAGCGCAAGGTGATGCTCGCAAAGATAGCGAAGCTCAAGGCCGAGTGCATGCAGAACGGCGTCAAGGAGGAGGGCCTCCGCGCGTACGAGGAGGCCAACTTCGGCACCGACGACACGACCAAGCTCACCGACAGGCAGCTCGAGGAGCTCGGCAAGCATCTGGCCCAGATGGCCAGGGACAGTAAGGAGATTGACTAGTGAGCAGCGGAATCAACACGGTCGCCATCAGCGGCAACCTCGGGCGCGACCCCGAGCTGCGGGCCACGCAGATGGGCACGCAGGTGCTCCGGTTCTCGGTGTGCGTCAACGAGCGCCGGAAGGTCGGCGACGAGTGGCAGGACGTGCCCAACTGGGTCGACGTCACCGTTTTCGGCAAGCGCGCCGAGGCGCTCAACCGCTACCTGTCCAAGGGCACGCACGTGTGCGTCCAAGGCAGGCTGCGCCAGAGCAAGTGGGAGAAGGACGGCCAGAAGCACAGCCGCCTCGAGGTGATCGCGGACAACGTCACGTTCTCCGGCGGGGCCAAGCGCGACGACGTGCCCGACGAGGTCTACGACGACGATTGCCCGTTCTAAGGAGTGAAGATGGAGCAGTATTCGATTCTCGACCTCGCGCTCGAGGTCTACATCCCGGGGGCCACCGGCTACGGTTGCCCCGAGGGCCGGTGCGTCTACACGGTCACCAACGGCCAGGCGCTCCTGGTAGAGGCAAAGGTGAAGCGCTCGCGCGGCACCGACGCCGAGCCGAAGGTCAACAAGAAGCGCCTGCAGCGCGTGGCCATGTGCTTCGCCGCCGACCATCCCGAGGTCGAGGCCATCAGCTTCGACGTGCTCGAGGTGATCGTGGGCAGCGAGGCCACCCTGACCTTCAACGCGGCCAAGGCCGCCTTCACCTGGGAGCGCTGACATGGAGGAGGCCCAATTCAAGTGGCTTCCCAAGTTCACCGCAGCCTGCGCCAAGGCACCGGAGGAGCAGCGCGGAAAGCTCCTCTGGGCCTTGGCCCAGTACGGCACCTACGGCATCGAGCCGGAGCTGGAGTGGCCGCTCGATGCCATCTTCGCCAGCGTCCGCGAGGACATCGACTACTCGAAACGGTGCATAGCGGCAGGCAAAACGGGTGGACGAGGTAACAGAAAGCCCCCTTTAGACGGTGCTAAACCCCCCTTTAGCGAAAGCGAAACCCAAAACGACGAACCGGAAGGAAACGACGAACCCCTTTCGGACAGCCAAAAGGGTGACGGGGACAGCGCCGAAGCCAAAGCAAAGCAAAGCAAGGCAAGGCAAGGCAAGGCAGTTAGTAAGAGATTCGTCAAACCCGCGCTCGCGGAAGTCGAGGAGTACGTCTCGGCCAAGGGCTACACGTTCAGCCCCGAGGCGTTCTGGAGCTACTACGAGGCAGTCGGGTGGAAGGTCGGCAGCAAGCCGATGAAGAACTGGAAGGCCGCGTGCTCCACGTGGCAGCAGCGCGAGGCGAAGAAGGAGGTCAAACATGATGCGTACTCAAATCTCTGACGTGCTCATGCCCGACGGGGCGCGCGAGCAGATCGCCGCAATCATGCGCTCCCGCCTCCGCAAGGCCGGGCTGCGCGGCCCCTACGCCGAGGCCGACTGCGACCTCGGCAAGCGCATGGCCAAGCTCGCCGGGAAGGGCGAGGGCGCATACCTCTGGGGCGAGCCGGGCACGGGCAAGACCTACGCCGCCGCCTGCGCCGTGCGCCTGGCCGTGCTTGACGGGACGAGCGCCAAGCTGGTCACCACGAGCCGCCTGCTCGACGACATCCGCGCCGAGTACGACGGCGGCGAGCGCGGGGCGCTCCGCAGGGCCGAGCGGTACAGGCTCCTCGCCCTGGACGACCTCGGGGCCGAGCGCCCGACCGAGTGGGCCATCGAGACGCTGACGCGCCTCATCGACACCCGCGTGGCCGAGGGCCTGCCCACCATCGTCACGAGCAACTACCGCATCGGGCAGATCAGGGACCTCTGGGGAGGCATGGCCGGAAAGCGCGTAGCATCGCGCCTCGCCGGGGCGTGCAGGCCCATCGAGGTCAAGGGACAGGACAGGAGGCTCGGATGATAGTGAGCGCATCGCAGCTCCGTGGAGTCCCGAAGGACCGCGCGGAGCTCTACGGCAAGCCCCACGTCGGCGCGCGCTACGTCGGCAACCGCTACGAGCTGACCGCCGAGCGCTGCGGAATCTGCGGGCGGCAGGCCACGAACTGCCACCACATCGTGCCGAGGCGCTGCGGCGACTTCGCCCTCGTAACGCCCAGGGGCACGTGGCGGCTCCGCTCGCCGCTGATCGCCCTGTGCGGGAGCGGCACCACGGGATGCCACGACGGGTTCCACGGCGGGGCGAGATACAGGCCCGAGTGGGTGTGGGACGAGCCGGAGTTCGAGGAGGCGTGGTGGGACGGCACGCTGCTGTGCGAGCACGAGCCGCACGACCCAGCGCTCTACGCCTACGGACACTGGGCGATAACCGATACCAAGACCGGACGAACAATCGAGATAACGGAGGGTTAGACATGGAAATCACCAACTGCGAGCAGTACGTGCTCGCCGAGCTGGACTACGAGCAGCGCCGCAACGAGCGCCTCGTGGCCGAGAACAACAAGCTGGCCAAGCAGCTCGACGCCATGACCAAGAGGGCCAAGAGCTACAAGGAGACCATCGACCGCCCCAAGACGCCCATCGAGGCGCTGGCCGACGAGGTCATGCGCGAGGAGATGCTGACCCGTTTCTCCTATGCCGAGGTCACGGACGTCAAGGGCGCGTTCAGCGGCAAGCTGTTCGGCTTCGACGAGTGGTGCCACGAGGCAGTGCGCCTGAAGGCGCTGCCGGACGACATCAGCGAGGAGACGCTCATCCGATTCATGCGCGACGACCTCAAGGCCATCTACGACGAACAGGTGGCCAAATGTACCGAGTAGAGGCTGTCGTGTTCGACAAGAGCGACGGGGGCAAGCCGAGGCCGTCGAGCAGTGCCTTCTACGACGTCTGCGCCGGGAGCTTCGAGAAGTGCATGGAGTTCATCCGCGCCAACGCCGTGACCCCGCCGGACTGCCTGCCGACCTTCTACCGCATCGCCCGCGATGAATAGGGCGTGCGCTGGGCAGACGGTCCTCGACCTCTTCCCCGCGCCTCCCCGCGACCACGTCGAGGACACGATCAGATGGATGTGCGACGTGCACGGGTGCATCAGGGGCGAGATAGAGGGCGAGGTCCGCGAGCTGTACCGGGACTTCGGCACCGTGGAAGCGTTCGACCGCTGCAAGGCGCTGGTCCACTTCCGCAACGGGAAGAGGTGCAACGAGCCGCTCGGGCGCACCACCCCACGGCAGATAGGCGTGTTCGACCCTGATGTGAAGGTCCACACGGTGTGGGACCGCTGCTGGGCGGCGACCCACGGCCTGCCGATGGGGCAGGTGTTCAGATTGAGAAGTTGGGACTACGGCCAGAAGAGGCCAGGGAGCTGGATGGAATGAGGAGACCGACCGGGGAGGACGCCATAAGGGTCGCAGCGCTGCTGCTTAGCATCCCGCTGCTTCTGGCGTGCCTCCCGCTCATCGCATACGACTGGATTAAGGAGAGGAAGAAATGAACGAGATCACCACGGAGGAGCGCCTCCGCATCGTGGAGGAGCTGAACCGCACGGCCAACGACAGCCTGGGCGGCGAGAGCCTCCAGCGCGCGCTGGCCAGAATCACCGGGGCGGAGGACACGAGCTGGCGCGGGGTCATGCGCCGCGTGGCCGAGCTGGCGTACCGCCCGACGACGCAGGTGCAGGTGGCCCCAGACGGCCGATACCACTGCTTCGCCTGCGGCCACGACGGCAGGACCGAACCCACGGGCGGCCTGAACTACTGCGAGCAGTGCGGGGCGGAAGTGACCAACTGATGGATAGGCCGGACATCTACACGGACGGGGTGAGGCCGGAGCGCTGCGCGAACTGCGGCCATGTCAGGACGACCGTGTTCCGCAGCGTCTACGGGACCGAGCGCATCGAGTACGAGTGCATGCGCAGGCCCGAGTTCATCCACCGCACCCAGGGCGAGGCCCGCTGCAACTACTGGACCGACGCGAGCTACGAAACCGGGGAGGACTGATGGCAATTATCGAAATGCCCAAGGGCATGACCCCATCCATGATCCCCGAGTATGCAACGCCCAACGAATGGGCCGAGGCTTTCGGCGTGAGTGTGAGGACCGTCTACAGGATGTGCAGCCTTGGGGAGCTAATGACCGTGAAGGTTCGCGGCAGCATCCGCATTTGCCGCGACATGTCCTTTGTACTGCTGGGGCTAGATAGGTGATAGCAATGGCGAATATCGAGTTACCAAAAGATGCCGAGGGCCGCGAGATTCCGCTGGACACCAAGGTGCTGTACAGCAACATAGGCGTCGGGTACGAGGTGAACAGGTTCACGTTCGGATTCGATGTGATCACACACGAGGTCGAATGGACAGCCGAGTCCTACGGGACTGGGGACATGGTGTACCGACTCCCGGTCAGCTCAATGCACCTAGAGAGGCCGGACAGCCTCAAGCAGCTCATGGAGGACCTCAACCGTGTGCGGGATGCTCACGATGAGCGCGGCAAAGACTACAGGGACACGCCGTGTGATTATGACAGGGACCGAGGCAAGTATTGTAACGACTGTCGGCTGCACAATCACGAGGCGGGCGAGACGTGCTTCGAGGCCATGATGGACGACATCGTATCTCGTGTGAACCGTCTGTATATTGATTCCAAATATCTGGACGGTGATTCCGAATGATTGAGCTGCCGAGGGATGCCAAAGGCCGTGAGATTCCGCTGGATGTTGACGCGCTGTACGACAAGAACGGCAACAGGGTCGAGGTGTTCAGGTGGAACTACGTCCGAGGCAGGGACAACAACTGGACGTTCAATCGCCTGCTTGAGTTTGTCACAGTTCCGCTCCACCCGCAGGATTACTTCCTAACACCGCCAGACAGTTGGGAGAAGCTCGAAGAGGACTTGGACAGGTGCATTAAGGCAGACAGCCTTTGCGCGTACAGCCCGTCAGAAGAATGTTCAACGTGCGTCCTGCCAAGGGATAGTCAATGCCATTGCGATTCGCTGGCACTCGAGGCCATCAAGGAGCGCATCCACGAGTTGAGGGGTGAGGGCGAATGAACGAGCTAAAGCTCAAGAAATGCCCGTTCTGCGGCGGCCCTGCCGAGATAGTGGACAACAGCCGATACGACCCCGGCACCTACTTCGTGGGCTGCCTGTATTGCGGCGCGCGGTCGGACTACGAGCACGGCGTGCGAGACCTTCGAGAGCTACTAGCGCTGGCCCTTTTGGCGGCGGCCCTACTGGCGGCATGGGCGTGGACGGTCCGCGCCCTCGCCACAGGGCTCCTCCTGCTCGCATTCATGGCACTATAGGAGGGACACATGATCGACTGGAAGAGGGCGGGCGGATGCCTGCTCATCATCGCGGCCTGCCTCGCCATAGACGCGGCGGCCGTGGCCGTGATGTTCAAGATGCTGCTGGCGCTGTCGGCGGCGATTGGAGTGGGATAGATGGACAACGGTAAACAGTACGACCAGCACAGGGTCGAGCAGGGAATCACGGCGGCGCTCGAGGCGTTCAAGCTGCTGGGACTCACGCCGCTGGAGATATTCCAGGCGGCCCGCAGCATCAGCCTGGGCGTGGCCGCCAAGGCCAAGGCCGAGAGCGGGAGGCGCGAGCTGTGAGCGTGTACTGCCCGCACTGCGGCCGCACGCACCCCGAGGGCCAGCGCTGCCCGTGCAGGCCGAGGCCCAAGCGCAGGCCTACGGAGGGCGACGCCACGAGGGCCGAGCGCGAGCCATGGCGCGCCGAGTACTCCTCGGCCGCGTACCGCAAGGCTAGGCAGAAGGCCATCGGCAGGCAGCTGGGCAGGTGCGCCGACTGCGGCAGGGTGTGCGCGGAGTACCGCGACGGCCGCTGGTACACGGCTGGCATGGGCGGCGAGGTGGACCACGGCCGCGCGCTGTGCGAGGGCGGCGGCAGCGAGGTGGAGAACCTCACGCTAAGGTGCAAGAGCTGCCACAAGAAGCGCGATGATGCACGCAGGGCGGCGAACAGATAGCTTTTATGCACAAGGGTGTGGCCTCGGACGGGGCTGCACCCCTTTTTTATGCACGACCTCCCTACCCCCTCGGAAAATCGGGTTTCTTTCCCCCTACCCCGCGCGCCCCTATCCCCCGCGTTTCGCTACGAAATTGGAAGTTTGGGGGGTCTGGCGAAAGGAGCCGCTAAAAACTCGAAAAATGAGCCGCTAAATCTCACACGACGTATACGGTTCAACCCGCAACGACGAGAGGAGCGGCCATGAGACCCATGCCGGAACTGGAAGTGCGCGAGATGGCGGTCGCCGACCTCGTGCCCTATGCGAACAACGCTAAGAAGCATCCAAAGGAGCAGATTGACCAGATCGCCGAGAGCATCAGCGAGTTCGGCAACTGCGACCCCATCGCCGTCTGGCACAACGAGGACGGGGAGGCCGAAATCGTCGAGGGCCACGGCCGCGTGATGGCGTTGAAGCAGCTAGGAATCGACACGGCTCCGGTTATCTGCCTGGACCACCTGACGGACGAGCAGCGGCGCATCTATACCCACGTGCATAACCAGACGACCATCAACAGCGGGTTCGACGAGCAGGCCCTAATCGAGGACATGGACAACCTGAACGCAGACTGGGAGGCGCTGGGCTTCGAGGAGTACATGCCGGTGACCGACGAGGGCTTCGGAACCGAGTTCGAGCTGCCGGATGGAGATAAGCCGAACGTATCCCAGGCGACATTCATCCTCGCCCCCGAGCAACGCGACTTCATCATGGACGCGCTGAAGAACGCGACCTGCGATGAAGACGACACCTTCGGGAACGTCAACCGAAACGGCAACGCCCTATATGCGGCCATCAAGGAGTGGGTGTCGTATGCCGAGCGCTAAAGACATCGAGTTGCGCGTCATACCGTCGAGCATCGCAAACCCCTTCGTGAAGAAGCACCATTACTCGGGCAAGATCGTTCACAACTCCAGCCTCCACTTCGGTGCGTTCCTGAACGGCCGTCTGCACGGGGTCATGAGCTTCGGGCCATCACTCGACAAGCGGAAGATTCAGGGCCTCGTAAAGGGCACCCCGTGGAACGGCTTTATCGAGCTGAACCGCATGGCGTTTGACGATGTGCTGCCGAGAAACAGCGAGAGCAGGTGCATCTCCGTAGCCCTGCGGATGATTAAGAAGCAGGCCCCGCAGATTAAGTGGGTGATTAGCTTCGCCGACGGCTGTTCCTGCGGCGACGGTGCAATCTACCGCGCCTCGGGGTTCGTGCTGACCGGAATCAAGGAGAACGCAAACATCGCAGTCATGCCAGACGGCACGAAGCTGCACAAAATGACGCTCGAAAGTTCGCCACTAAGGCCCATTCGCGCGCTTGGCGGCAAAAGCTACTTCGATATTACGGGGGGGGTCGCTCATGGCGAAAGTTCCTCGATGCGGTCGGCGGCCACATACAGCCCGGCTATCAGCTTCGGTACATCAGGTTTATCGACCCTGCATATGAGAAGCGCCTGACCGTCCCGATCATCCCCTTCAGCGCCATAGACGAGGTCGGCGCAGGGATGTACAAGGGCGAACACGTCAGCATGGCCGAGAGGCACCTCGGCAAATAAAAAGGCCCCCGCGCATTGCAGGGGCCTAACAGCCATTGGAGCGGGGAGGTCGGAATCGCGCCGCCTCGGTGCTGGAAACACCGCGCTCTCCTAGTGAGCTATCTCCGCGAACGAAATTATACACGAAAGGGGTGAGCCATGATTAAGAAGTGCGAGATATGCGGACGTGAGTTCGCCGCGCAAAGGAGCACGGCCAAATACTGCTCCAACAGGTGCCGCCTCGCCGCGCAGCGCGGCTATGCCTACGCGGGCGAGCTTCAGGCACCGGCACCAAACGCCGCCATGAGCGACGACGAGGTGCTCGAGGTAATCCAGCGCGCGCACGTCGCGGCCTCGGACATGTCCCGCGCCTCCCTCATGACCGCCGCCCCGCTGTGCCTGTCCCTGAAGAAGGCCGCCAAGAAGATGGAGGACGCGCTGCGGGGTGAGGGCCTGTGAAGGGTGCCAAGCCTAAACACGACGCCATCAGGCGCGGGATAACCGACGCATACGGGCTCGCGGCGAAGACCGACGCCGCCGGAGTCCTCATGCCCGAGGACATCGCCCTCGACCCCGTCCAGAGCGAGATATGGGCATGGCTGTGCCCGCCGGTGAACAACTTCAGCGAGCAGGACATACCGACCCTGCGCCTCCTCACCTACTGGCACGCCGTGGCCGAGCAGGCGCAGCAGGCCATCCACAGCGAGGACGGCCGCATAAACATCTTCGACAAGATCGGCGTGAAGCCGTACAAGACACCGGATGGGAGGGAGGTCCCGCTCGTGCGCAAGAACCCCGCGCTGACAATCCTAAAGGAGGCATCGAGCGAGATTCGCGCCCTGTCCGACATGCTCGGCCTGTCGCCGCTCGCGCGCTCGCGCATCGGCCTCATGGACGCCACGACCGTCAAGACCGCAGCGGACACGGCGTCCATGTTCCGCTCAATCGACGCGGCCTACGAGCTGCCAGCGGAGGTAGTCGATGTATCGGACGCCGACTAGCTACACGCGCGAGGGCCTCGTCATGGCGCGCGACTACGAGCGCTGCTTCACCTCGATGTGCCGACACGTCGCCAACGACTCCTACTACGCGCAGCCCTTCTATCTGGAGGAGTTCCAGCGCGAACCCGCTCTTCGCCCCGGGCAAGATGACCGCCAGGGGCTTCAAGCGCAAGTACCGCCGAGCCATCATCGGCCTGCCCTCGGGCTACGGCAAGTCCGAGACGTGCGCCGGAATCCTCCTCACCGTGGCAACGATGGAGCCGGTCCACAACGGCCAGTACGGAATGGTGGCGTCGTCGAAGGACCAGATTCGCAACGTCTACGAGAAAATCTGCACGATGATCAAGCTCAACCCGACGTGGCGCGAGCAGTGGGACATCGGGAAGAACATCATCACGCACAAGGAGACCAACGCGAAGATCATGATTCTGCCGAACACGGCGGACGCGCTGGAGTCGTGGCACTTCAACTTCCTGATATTCGACGAGCTGCACACCTACCCCGACTCGAAGGTCTGGGACGCCGGGGTCAAGGGCCAGAAGGTCCTGTGGAACCCGCTCACCGTGGGAATCACCACGGCCGGGGACAAGCGCGAGGGTTTCCTCTGGGAGATGTACAGCGACAAGGCGCGCCGAGACCCCGGCATGTACCTGTACTGGCTGGGCCTCGACGATGACGACGACATCGAGAAGCGCGCCGACTGGGAGAAGATCATGGTGGCCTCGTGGGTCACGTGGGAGAGCATCGAGGACCAGAGGGGCATGGCCGCATCCGCCCGCCAGTTCGAGCGCTACACGGCCAACCGATTCCCGAAGGACAACGACGCCTACTCGGTCTTCAAGGCCCCGCAGCTCGACCGCTGCGAGCGCGGCACCAACAGGTTCGACTTCAACAAGCCGTGGACGCTCGGAATCGACGGAGCCACGGCGGGCGACAGTTTCGCAATCGTCGCGTACCAGAAGCGCAAGACCAAGAAGGGGAAGACCGTCTGCCTCACCAAGGAGTGGGTGTTCGACACGCCCGACGAGGAGACGGGCCACTACGACTTCGAGCAGATAACCCAGCTAATCGCCGGGCTTTGCTCCGAGCACTGGCCGCAGGTCGTCGGAATCGACCCCAACCGCCTGATCGTCATGAACTCGCGCCTGCGCGATGTGTACGGAATCGAGACAGTCTCGTTCCCGCAGAACAACGCGACGATGTGCCAGGCCACATCAATCGTCGTGAACGAGGTCAAGGCCGGGGAGCTGCGCCTGCGCGGGTGCCCCAAGCTCCGCGCGCATCTGGCCAACACCGTCGAGATGGAGCGCGAGCCGTACGGCATGCGCTTCGGCAAGGACTCCAAGAAGTCAAAAATCGACGCGGCCATCGCGCTGGCGATAGCGGCCCTCGCATACGACAAGTTGGTGAGCGGCACGGAGTCCTACGTGCCCGTCAGCTAATCTCACACGCCCCATACGATGCCCCCGACAGAAAGGGGACGTATGGGACGTTTCTACGACATGCTCTACAAGAGGGAGCCGGTGCAGGACGTCGTGCACGTCACGCTGCCGCCGGGCTTCGCCACGCCGCACGGCTACGGCGCGCTCATGTCCATCGACTTCGCCGCCTGCGAGCAGACCAAGGCGCGCAGCATGGCCAGCCTGCCCTTCTCGGTGATGCAGGCCGGGCGCGACGGCCACAAGCGGCTCGACAACCACCCGCTGGCCAAGATTCTAAACGGCATGGCCAACGAGGAAATGACAGCAGCGAAGCTCATGGACTGGACCGTGCTGCGCCGCGACACCTTCGGCAACGCCTACTGGTACGTCGAGTGGTTCAAGGGCAAGCCGGTGGCGATCTGGCCCATCACGGCCAGCGTGATGCACGACTACGACAAGCACGCGCCCAGGGGAAGGCGCACGCGCTACTACGTCTCCCCCGGTGACGACCACGTGCCCGCCGGGTGGTACTACCCCGACGAGGTCGTGAACATCTCCACGCACATGACCAAGGACGGCGTGAGGGGCATCTCCCTCGCGCGCCTCGCGGCCGAGGAGATCGGCCTGTCCATCGACCTCGAGCGCTTCTACCGCTCCATGCTCCACAACGGCAACCACCAGCTCGGCCACGTCGAGGTGCCCGAGGGCCGCATGGACGAGAAAGACCTGAAGGCACTCCGCGCCGCCGTGGACGCCAAGAGCGGCGTTACCGAGGCGGGCCGCGCGCCCATCTTCGGCTACGGGGCCAAGTGGGTGACGGACCAGCAGACGATGAAGGACGCATCCGTCATCGAGCAGCAGAAATGGGTGCTCCATCAGGTCTGCCGCGCCTGCAACGTGCCCCCGTGGAAGGTCTACGACAGCGAGGGGGCCACGTACAACGGCGGCCAGCAGATGCGAATCGACTACGTGACCGACACCATCACGCCGGACGTGCGCGACCTCGAGATGGCGCTGCAGCCGGTCCTCGACGCCTGCTACCAGCGCAACACCAAGGCCAAGTTCAAGCTGAACGGTCTCATGCGAGGGGACGACGCGGCGCGCACGCAGTACTACCGCGAGCTCGGCTACTTCGGCGCGATCACCCGCGCGGACGTGCGCGACCTCGAGGACATGGAACCCGTCGAGGGCATCGACCAGCCGCTGTTCCCGCTCAACTACGGAACCGTCAACGACGACGGCACCGTGAACGTATTCAACGCAGACAAGCCGGGCGGCACCGCCGACGGCACGCAGGAAGGGGCAACGAATGTTCCGAATCAAGAATGAGGCCGAGAAGGCCACCGTGTACCTCTACGGCACCATCGGCAGCGACTTCTGGTCCTCCGAGGAGTCCAACACGGCCAAGAACTTCGCCAAGGAGCTTGACGGCCTGAAGGGCAAGCCAGTCGACATCCGCATCGACTCCCTGGGCGGCGACGTCTACGAGGGCTTCGCCATCGCCTCGGCCATCCAGCGCTACAAGGGCGAGACCACGGCGCACATCGACGGCATCGCCGCATCTGCGGCCTCCTATATCGCCATGATGGCCGACAAGGTCGTCATGAGCAGCTTCGCCCAGCTGATGATCCACGACGCATGGACCTACGCGCAGGGCAACGCGCAGGAGCTTGCCGACGTCGTATCGCAGCTCGCCGCGCTCGACTCCACCATCGCCGGAATCATCTCCTCGCGCTCCGGCATGGAGCTGGCCGACGTCAAGAAGGCCATGGACGAGGAGACGTGGTACACGGCCGACGAGGCGCTCGAACTCGGCCTCGTCGACGAGAAGGTGGCCACCGAGAAGCGCGTGGCCGACGCGCTCGACCGCACGCTCATGGGCCGCTTCAAGCACGCGCCCGCCGACGCGTTCGAAAAATCTCACGCCGTGGATACAGTCGCCCGGAGCGAGGAGGGCTTCGTCCTCCTCGGCAACCACGTCTACCGTAAGGAGTAAGCATGCCGCTCAATTCCAAGCAGCTCTGGCAGGAGCGCAGCCGCCTCGCCGAGGAGCAGCACAAGGCCGCCGATTCCGGCGACCAGAACAAGGCCCTCATCATCGAGGGCCAGATTCAGCAGCTCGACCTGACCCTCGAGCACGTCATCGAGGAGGAGGACGCCGCCCGCAACGCGCCCGCCCCCAAGGTACCCACGCCCAAGGCGTCCTTCGCCGAGCGCATCCTCGGCCCGCGCGACGAGTTCCGAGGCCTCTACCGTGGCTTCAAGAACGAGGCCACCGTCGTCACCGTCGGCGCGCCCACCGAGATCGAGCTGGCCCTCGACCCGAAGCCCGACAGCCTGTTCGGCAGCTTCGCCGACACGCTGCGCGAGACCCCCGCAACCGGCTCCGTCACCTATAAGCAGCGCTCCACGCAGACGGGCATGCCCGCCACCTGGGGCGGCGTGGTCGAAGGCACCTCTGCAGCCAAGGCCAAGGTCCTGTACTCCTACAAGGACGCCGTGGCCAACAAGGAGACCCTCGCCGGATACGTCCCCGTCTCCGAGGACACGCTCAAGGACTACGACGAGCTTTTGAGCATCATCCAGCACGACCTCCTGCTCGACCTGAACAGCGTCACCGACGACCACATGTTCAGCGGCAACAACACCACCGGCATCGTCGGCATCAAGAACACCACCGGCATCCTCGAGTTCGAGGAGCACGTCGGCGGCCTGTACTACGAGGCCATCCGCAAGATGCGCACCAAGGTCATGCTGACCGCCAAGCGCGTCCCGACCCACGTGCTCGTCTCCCCGATCATCAAGCAGGAGATCGACCTGTATAAGACCGAGACCGGCCTGTACCAGTCCATCACCGGTGACGTGCTCTGGGGCATGAAGGTCGTGGAAGACCCGAACTGCGACGGCCTGCTCGTGTACGACTCCTACGCAGCCGAGCGCCGCTCCATCCACGGCACCACGGTCGACGTCGACCGCATCAACGACCAGTTCATCCACAACGAGCTGTGCATCCGTGCCGAGCACACCAAGGCGCTGCAGGTCCGCTACCCCGACGCCTTCTGCTACGCCTCCAAGACGAACCTCGACACCGCAGCGGCGTAAGGGGGAGCCATGGAGACCTACACCTCACCCAAGCGCGTCGTGCGCGACGGCCATCTGGTCGCCTTCGAGGGCGAAGTCATGTCCGCCGACGAGGCCGTGCGACGCGGCCTCGCCATCGAGGCCGTGAAGGCCCCCGAGCCGCAGGCCGAGGACCTGACCGTAAAGGAGATCAAGGCCAAGCTCGACGCCGAGGGCATCGAGTACCCCAAGGCCGCCAAGAAGGAAGAGCTTCTGGCGCTCCTCGAGGCCGACCTCTACGACGACGAGGAGGAGTAGCGGTGCTCGTCCAGCCCTACAGCACGCTGCGCGTCGCCTACACGGACGAGCTGACACTTGAGACGGAGGCCGCGCCCGACCGCGCGGCCCTCCTTTTGGGCAGCGGAACGTCCCTCGAGTACAGGCTCGATGACGGAAAGCTGAAGCTCCCGCGCATCGCGGCCCCCGATTCCGTGCGAATCAACTGGTATCGCGGTGACGACCTGCTGTTCACCACGTTCCTCGCGGTGGTCACGCGCCACTACTTCAGGCTCGAGCAGCTAAAGGGCATGGACGATACCGACGACTTCTCCGACGTGACCGAGGAGGAGTTCTGGGCCGCGCGGCAGGCGGCCACCGAGACGTTCGAGCGCAACGCGAGGCGCAGCTTCGTGCAGCAGATGGGCGTCACGGAGACCTTCGGCGGCGGCTTCGTCTGGCTCGACCACAACGACGTTGCCGAAGTCCTCACCCCCGGCTGGTCGCTCGTGAGCGACTGCCAGGCGGTCGGCCCCGATGGCCGCGCGACCATCCGCTACCGCTACGGACTCACCGAGGTGCCGGAGCGCGTGAGCGAGGCCGTCCTGCGGCTCGCGGCCTACTACCTGCGGCCGTCCGCCACGCCCGAGAGGGCCACGGGCGAGGCCACCGACGCGGGCTTCATCCGCTACACGCTCGCCGGGCGCGACGGCGCGACGGGCCTGCCCGAGGTCGACGCGGCCATCGAGCAGTTCGGCCGGTGCAGGGCGGTGGTCATGTGATCGCCATGCCCTACGCCGAGGCCGCCACGGCCCTGTTCGAGCGCGCGTCGCTCGTGCTGTCCGAGAGCGCGCTGGCCATGTACGGCGACGGCGGCAAGGTGCCCGAGGTCCACGACCACATCCCGACGAAGCGCCCGCCGTTCCTCGCGTGGTGCGACCCGCTGGCCGATATGGACAGCACGACGGGCGGGGCCACGAGCGCCGAGTACGCCAAGCAGTTCACGCTGCACGTCTACCTGTTCGCCACGCACGCCAAGTTCGACGTCGCGCGCGAGAGCGTGCAGCGCTGGGTCAACTCGCTTTGCTACGGCATCGCCGCCGACGCGACTCTCGGCGGCGCGGTCGACTGCGCGATTCCGCGCATGAGCGACGCGGGCTACGACTCGACCCCCGACAAGAAGTACGTGGTGGCGGCGCAGGTCGATGTGACCTGCAAGGTCTTCTCGGCCTGCCCCAGAGAGTTCAAGGAGCTGGTGCGCAATGCTTCGCGCGGCTAAGGGTTTCGAGGCCACCTACAACGGCCTCACGTATCGAGCGAAGAAGGGCGAGCAGGTCGAGGGCCTGCCCACGTCCCTCCTGACCATCCTGAAGCGGGACGGAATCGTGAAGGAGTCCCGCACGTCCAAGAAGGAGACGGCAGATGATTAACACATCCATCGGCCTCCTCGGCGTCGCCCGCCAGGAGTCCAAGACCAAGGCCGCGCCGACGCCGACGTTCCGACACGGCCTCACCGGCGGCGGCCTGATCAAGCCCGAGCGCACCGTCGAGCAGAAGAACGTGGCCTGCGGCCTGCGAGCCAACACCACGAACGGGGCCTACGTCTCCGAGGTCAACATGGCCGTCGACTTCGAGACGCTGGCCTACGCCGACTCGCTTGTGCTCTACATTCTCGCCGCCATGGGCAACATCGTCACCACCTCGGCCGAGAAGCCCGGCTACTACAAGCACGTGATCACCCTCGGCTCCGAGATTCCCTTCCTGACCTTCTGGGGCCAGGTGGGCAACACGTTGGCCGCCACGGTGCACAAGGCCACGGGCTGCAAGATCGACACGCTGTCGCTCTCCTTCGAGGGCAACGCGCCGCTTGACATCGGCATCACGGCCGCAGGCATCGACGCCGCCCTGTTCGGCGGCTGGTCCGGCGAGACGGAGCCCTCGTGCTTCGACGGCTACTTCATCCCGACCAACGGCGTGTTCAAGTTCTCCCCCAACGACCAGACCCCCATCGAGGTGCTGGTGACCAAGGGCGAGTTCGAGCTGTCCAACAGCCTCACCTCCTACCGAGGCGCGGGCCGCGTCATCGCATCCGAGGTCGCCGAGTCCAAGCTCAAGACCACGGTGAAGCAGACCATCATCCCCGAGGACTACACCGAGATTCGCAAGGTGCTCACGGGCAGCGAGAACGGCACGACCGTGACCAACAAGGTCGTCTACGGCTCCGCAGCGTGGGAGTTCACCCACTCGCAAGACCCCAACTGCACCATGAGCGTCGTCTTCAGCAACGTCCCGTGGAACTGCGAGACGCCGGAAATCGACCCCGAGGGCAGCGCCGCCGAGGTCGAGTTCAGCGCCGACGACATCGGCGTGGCGGCCAAGGACGGCTCCCCCGTGACCATCACCATCGTCAACAAGGTTCAGACCTACGCAGCAGCCTAGGAGGCACTAAATGCTCAAATTCCACTTCACCCTCACCGACGGCGACAACGACCCCATCGAGTTCGACGCGGGCCGCACCTCCAACTGGAAGTCCATCGACGCCATGGCATCCATCCCCGACTCCCCGCATAAGGCCGCATACAACGACTTCGTGTGGTGCGTGATCGCCGCCGAGCAGGCGGGCAAGGCCAAGGAGGTCGGCATCGAGGGCATGGAGCTGGCCGAGGCCGCCGAGTACATCGCCGACACCTACGACGCCGTCGTAATCGACGACAACACCAAGCTCCTCGCCAAGGAGAAGGACGCCCCTTTAGCATCTGCGCCCGCCAAGTAGCAAGCGCCGCGAGAATCACCGGGGCCTCCCCATACGACATGGCGCGCCTCCTGGACGAGTATCCGTTCGTCTTCGAGGAGTGGCTGGCCCTGTTCGACCGTCGCGGCGAGGGCTTCGCGGCCAAGCGCGAGAGGACGAGGGGCGAGCGCGTGCAGCGCCTGTTCGACCGCATGGGGAGGAAGAAATGAGCAGCTTGAGCATCAGGGTCGAGGGCCTCGCGGAGACGCTGAAGGGCCTCCGCGAAATCGACCGCGAGCTGCCGAAGGAAGTAAAGAGGGGGCTGCGCGAGGACGTGCGGCCCCTTTTTGCCGCCTATCAATCCTACGCGCGCGGCCTCGGCGGCTCCGGGCAGTACGCCGCCAACGCCTCGATGCGGACCATATCGGCGGGCGTGAAGATCGCCAACAGCGACCCCGGAGCAGGCCCCATCGAGTTCGCAAACCCCGGCGCGTTCTACCTGAACGGCCCCAGGGCGGGCAGGCGCATGGGCGTGCCCCATGCCGGGAAACCGCGCGCGCTCATGCGCGCCGTCGACGAATACGAGGACGAGGTGCGCGACCGCGTGGAGTCGCGCATCGAGAAAGTAATCCAGAGGTACCTAAATGGGTAAGGCATCAATCTCCATCGCCGTCACTGGCTCCTATAACGGCTCCGCGCTTGAGAAGGCCGAGCGCCGCCTCGACAGCATGGCAAAGAAGGCCGTCGTGGCCGAGAGCAATGTCGATGGCGCTGGCAGGAGCCTCGTTGAATCCGGCGCACGTCTGGCCAAGGCGGGCGGCGAGATATACAACACCGGGGCCAGAATCGAGTCTGCCGGGCAGAAGCTGGTCCCTGTGACCGCAGCCATCGCTGGCGTGGCCGTGGCCACTGGCGCTGCGGCCGTCAAGATCGACACGTCCCTCACTGGCGTGCGCAAGACCGTGGACGGCACCGAGGAGCAGTACCGCCAGCTCAAGGAATCGGCCATCGAGTTCTCCAAGACCAACGCGGTGAGCGCCGACCAGATTCTCGACATCCAGGCGCTGGGCGCGCAGCTCGGCTTCTCCATCGACGAGCTGGACGAGTTCTCGCGCGTGGTATCCGGTCTGGACATCGCCACCGACATGAACGCCGAGCAGGCGGCCACCGAGCTGGCGCAGTTCGCCAACATCGTGAAGATGTCGCATAGCGACGTGAGCCGCTACGGCTCGGCCATCGTCAACCTCGGCAACAACCTCGCCACAACCGAATCAAGCGTCTCGTCCATGGGGCAGCGCATCGCGGCCGCATCCAACCAAGTCGGCATGAGCACGCCGGACATCCTCGGATGGTCCGGTGCCATGTCCTCCCTCGGCATCGAGGCCGAGGCCGGTGGCACGGCATTCTCCAACACCGTCGCATCCATCGACAAGGCCGTGGCCACGGGCGGCGACGCGCTCGACTCGTTCGCGTCCATCGCCGGAATGAGCGCCGACCAGTTCGCCCAGAGCTGGAGGACGAGCGCCACCGACACCATGCTGGCCCTCCTCAAGGGCACCAACAGCGCCGAGAACATGACCGTGGCGCTGGAGTCCATGGGCGTGACCGGAATCAGGCAGACCGACGTGCTCAAGCGCCTCGCGGGCAACACGGACCTCGTGAGCCAGGCGCTTCAGGTATCCAACGACGGCTGGCGCGAGAACACGGCGCTGCAGGACGAGGTCAACAACCGAAACGACTCCATGGCCGCCAAGCTGGAGATACTGCAGAACAAGGTCACGGCGGTGGCCGAGGACATCGGCACGCCGCTGGTGAACGCCGCCACCGACGCCGTCGACGCGGCCGAGCCGCTGTTCGAGGCGGTCGAGAACGTGACGCAGGGCTTCGCCGACATGGACGAGGGCGCGCAGCGCAATATCATCACGCTCGCCGCCGTGGCCGCAGCCGCCTCGCCGTTCCTCACCACCACTGGCCGAATCGTCAAGACCGTGGGCAACGCCGTCACGGCCGTGGGCAAGGCCAAGCAGGAGTGGGGCGTCTACGCCGACGCGCTGACCACCACGAATGTATCCGCACTGAAGGCGTACAGCGAGAACGAAAAGCTAAACAAGGCCCTCGAGAAGAACCCGGCGGCCAAGGCGGCTGGCGGCGTGGACAAGTACGTCGAGGCCGTGCAGAACGCCAGCAAAAACACATCCAAGTACGACTCGGCCGTCAGCAAGCTGTCGAACGAGCAGAAGAAGGGCAGCAAGGCAAACGCCGAACTAGTCGAGAGCCTCAAGAAGGAAGTCGACGAGAAGCGCAACGCCATGAACCGCTCTAAAGAGCTGGTGAACGGATACAAGCAGGAGGCCGCAGCGGCCAAGACGACCGAGGCCGCCACCAAGGCGCAGGCCGCAGGCCTCATGACGCTATCGAAGGCGGCAGACGTGGTCAAGCTGGCCCTCGCCGCCGTCGGACCGGCGCTCGTTATCGCTGGCATCACGGCCTTCGTCCAGAGCATAGAGGACGCCAAGAAGCACGCGGACAACCTGAAGGCATCGACCACCGAGCTGGAGGCCGCCGCAGCAGGTGCCAAGAACGAGGTCAAGGAGGAGGCCGGGGCCTTCGACGCCCTCACGGGCTCCACGGGCAGCGCCAAGGCCGACATCGACAAGATGCTCGAGAGCCAGGCGCAGCTCGCCAGCACGCTCAAGGACACGAACACATCGGCCGCCGCGCAATCGGCGCAGCTCACGGCCGCATACGACACCATCAGGGAGTATGCGAACAAGAGCGACTTGAGCACCGAGGCGCAGGGCCGCCTGCGCGCTGCGGTCGATACGGTCAACTCGATGTGCGGCACGCAGATAAGCGTCGTCGACCAGGCGAACGGCAAGCTCGCCGACGAGCACGGCGCAATCAGCGACGTCACCGGGGCGCTCGGCGAGTACGTCGAGAAGAAGCTCGAGCAGATCAGGATAGACGCGCAGCAGTCGAACCTCACGGCCCTCTACGAGCAGCAGGCGCAGGACATCCAGACCCTCGCCGTGGCCCAGAAGGACTACAACGACGAAGTCAACCGCTGCATGAAGAACAACCCGCAGATGACGCGCGAGCAGGCCGAGCTGACCATGAGCTACTCGAAGCAGGGCAAGGCGCTCGACGAGGCCAAGGCCGCGCTCGGCGCGGTGAACAACTCCATCGACACCGTCACGGAGAGCCTCGGCGCATCCGTGGCCGTGGCCGACGGGGCCACCGCGAGCGTGAAGGACCTCGCTGCGGCGTCCCCGGCCGTCTCCTCCGCGTTCCTCGGCCTCGACAAGGACCTCGGCCAGTTCTGCGACGACCTCCAGAGCGCCGGAATCAGCGTCGAGGACTTCCAGAGCCTGAACGACGAGCAGCTGATCAAGCTGTCCGCCTCGTGGGACGGCACCACCGGGAGCATCATCAAGGCCCTCGACGACATGGGCATCAAGTGCAAGACGCAGGGGCAGGCAGCGGCCGACAACTGGGCCAGCGGCCTAAGCGCGGGCGCGCAGAGCGCCATCGGCGCGGCCCAGCAGGTCACCGGCTCCACGCTCGAGGAGTTCAAGCGCAGCTGCGACGACTACGGCATCGCCGGAGACGCAGCGGTGACGGCCTTCGCCAACGCGCTCGCCCAGGGCGACACCTACGACGTAGCGGCGGCAAAGGCCAGGGAGGCCGTGGGCGGCCTCGACGAGGCCAAGCAGGGCGGCTCCGACGCGGGAACCCTCGCCGGTGCGCTGTTCGCCAGCGGCATCACGACCGGAGGCGCGCCCACCGAGGGCAACGCGGCAGCGCTGGCGGCGGCGCTGGCGGGCGGCATCTCCACCGCCCCCGGCGACGCATCCGCGACGGGCAACTCCGCAGGAGCTGGCTTCGCGCAGGGCATCGCCGACAACACGCCGCAGACATCCAGCAACGCCGCAGGGCTGCGCGCGGCCCTATCCGGCGGCATCGCCCCTGCGCCCGGCGACGCATCAAGCACGGGCAAATCGGCGGGTTCGCTGTTCGCCAGCGGAATCGGCTCCGCGTCCGGCAGCGCCAACGCCAACGCGCGCTCGCTGGCCAGCAACGCCAAGTCGGGCGTCTCCTCCTCCCCCGGTGCCCTCGGCGGCACCGGTAGCTCGGCCGGTTCGAACTACGCACGCGGCGTCGGCGCGGCGGCTGGAGCATCGAGGGCGAGCGGCTCGTCGCTCGCCAGCAGCGCCTCCTCCGGCGCGAGCGGGTGGAGCGCGTACACGAGCGGCTCGCACCTCGGCCAGCAGTTCGCCAGCGGCATCGGCTCGGCGTGGAACTCCGTCCGCAGCTTCGCCACGTCGCTGGTCAATGCTGCCAAGAGCGTCATGGGCTTCTCCGTGCCGGAGGACGGCCCCTGGTCCGGTGCCGAGAAGGGCGGCGAGACCTCTGGACGCCACCTCGGCGAGAACTTCGCCCACGGCATGCTCGAGGCCCGCGCGGACGTGAGGGACAGCGCCAAGCGCCTCATGGCCACGGCGCAGCTCGACGGCAACGTGGCCTACACGGGCAACGGCGGCACCAAGACCACCGTGGTCAACAACTACTACTCGCTGGGCGACGTCAAGATCGACGCCTCCTCGATAAGCGAGTTCATGACACTCAACGACTTCTTCCAGACCGTCCGCAAGGCGAAGGCAGGGATGTAAATGGCATGGGGCAACGAGGTCTGGCCTACGGGCCAGACCGCCTGGAACACATATATCGAGTGGAAGATCAAGGAGTACGGCGAGAACTCCTGCTACGTGCAGGTCAAGTACAGCTCCTACGTCAAGTGCGGCGACATGCGCGGCACCATCGTCAACCGCTCGTGGGGCGGCCAGTACCGCATGTACGGCCCCGGCTGGTACGGCGACAGCGGCTGGCTCGACGTCGGCTGGGTCAACTACGGCGACCCCGTCACGCGCGAGTGCTCGGCGTGGTACACGGGCTACTCCGGAACCTTCCGCAAGTCGACGTGCAGGGACACCTTCAGGCCCTCGGCCCCGGTCTGGACTCCCCAGACGCCTAGCAACGCCAAGGCCGTGCGCAAGTCCCAGACCCTGAACGTCATCACGTGGACGCGCAACACCACGGCCGCCCGACCGTACGACGGCATCTACGTCGACCGCCAGACCGACGGCGGCGAGTGGGTGAACATCGCCAAGCCGGGCGGCGACAAGACGGAGTACAGCGACGAAACGGTGCGCCCGAACCACACGTACCGCTACCGAATCGGCGCATACAACACGGCCGGAAACGCCGGTGGCCACTCCTACACCGAGACGCTGCGCAACCCGCCCGAGAAGCCCGCAGCGCCGAGCGGTGCCAAGGTCGAGCGCCTGAACGACGAGAAGAACCTCATAACGTGGGCCAACCACGCCACGGACGAGGCCCCATACTCCGAGGTGCGCATCGAGCGCAGCACGGACGGGGGCGGCTCCGTCCAGATCGCCCACGTGAGCGGCTCGGCATCCTCCTACACAGACCCGACGTGCTCGGCCGACCACTACTACCGCTATCTGGTCCGCGCGTACAACGAGAGCGGCTACTCCGAGCGCGTCATGACCGACCGCACGTTCAACACGCCTTCCGCGCCGTTCAAGCCGAGCGGCCAGCGCACGGGAGACACCTCCGTCGAGCTGACCATCCCGAACCTGTCGCGCACCGCGAGCGCCACCGAGATTCAGCGCTCGCGCGACCGCAAGGACTGGACCACCATCGCCACGGTGACCGGCAAGGCGCTGTCGTTCGGCGACAACCCCGGAGGCGGCACGTTCTACTACCGCGCGCGCAACTTGCGGGGCAGCCTCGTCTCCGCGTGGTCCGAGCCGTCCGAGGCCATCGTCACGATCTGCGCCCCGGCGGCACCGACGCTCCTCGCGCCGACGAGCGGCGAGGTGCTGCTCGTCTCGCACGGCAGGGTCACGTTCACGTGGCACCACAACCCCATCGACGGCTCCGCGCAGAGCGCCGCCGAGGTCCAGTACTCCACGGACGGCACCGCATGGAAGACCGTCACGGCCGCGACCGCCCAGAGCGCGAGCGTGCCGAACTTCCCCCTCAACTCCACCGTCTACTGGCGCGTGCGCACCAAGGGCGTGCACGCCGACTTCGGACCGTGGTCCGGCAACAGCTCGTTCCATGTGCGACAGCCCCCGCAGCTCGCCTTCGACGCGCCCGGCCAGACCGTGCGCAACGTGCCGGTCGGCGTGAGCGTGCAGTACGTCGACGCATCCGGCGCGCTCGCGGCCATGGCCGTGGCCATTACCGATATGGGCGGCAACGTGCTCTACGAGGAGGCGCTCGGCACCTCCACGGCCACGAGCGTCACCAAGGACGAGTGGATGCCGGAGGACGGCGGCGAGTACCGAATCGTGGCCACGGCGCGAAGCACGAGCGGCCTGCAGTCTACGGCCTCCATGCCCTTCCGCGTTGAGTTCGAGCTGCCGCGCCGCGCCTCCCTCCGCATCGAGGCCGACATCGAGCGCGGATACGCCGAGCTGCAGTGCATCGTCGACAACAACGACAAGGGGCAGGACGTCGAGAGCCTTAGCATCTGGCGCGTCACGCGCGACGGCGAGAGGCTGATCGCCTCCGACCTGTCCGACGGCTCGTCGGTGGTCGACCGCTACGCGCCGCTGAACACCGAGTACAGCTACCGCGTGGCGGCATATGCGGCCTCGGGCGCATCGAGGGCGACCGAGCACCACGGCAGCATCAAGACGCCCTACTGCTTCGTCTACTACGGCGACGGACTGATGGCCCGCGCGCAGTTCGACCCGACCGAGCAGCGCAACCTCGAGCGCGCCAACCGCACGCTCGTGCGCTACGCGGGCAGGTCCCATCCCGTCCTATACGACGCGGGCGGTATCAGCGACACCCGCCCGCTGACCGCGCACGTCATAGGCGAGGAGGAGGTTCGCGCCTTCGAGGACCTCATCCTCTACCCGCGCGCCATCTTCAAGAGCGTGGCCGGTGACGTGTTCCACGTCGCCGCCGACGTGAGCGTGAACCGCGACCTGTGCATGCCGACGACGCACGCCGACATCAGCCTCTCGCTGACGAGGGTGGACGGTGAGGCCCTGTGATCTGGACAGGTTTCCGGCAGGAGTCGTACATCTACCGCCGCGTGACGTGGCCCGGCCTCGTCGAGGCCGAGGACTACGGCATGTTCACCGGCGGTCGGCTCACGCACTCCGCGCTATCGCAGCTCCGCTCCCAGGGCACGCTCGACTTCTCCGGCAGCGCCATACCCGACGAGCACGACCTCGTGCGCGTGTACTACCAGATGGAGGACGAGCGCGGCGAGGCCGGGACGTTCGCCCTCGGGACGTACTTCTGCAGCATCGGCACGCCGAAATACAACGGGCCACTGGTATCCGGCAGCGTCGACCTCGAATCGACGCTGCGCCTCGCGGTGAAGGGCAAGTACGGCCGCTACTACACGGTTAAGGCCGGGACCAACGCGGTCGCGCACGCCGACGGCATCTTCAAGCGCCTCGGCCTCCGGACGAACGAGCCGCGCTGCGACTACGTCCTGCCGAGGGACGTGGTGTACGGGCCGGACGACAGCTGGCTGAAGATAGCCAACGACCTCCTCGCCATGGCCGGGTTCGCATCGGCCTACCCCGACGCCTACGGCGTAATCCAGATGGTCCCGTACGTCGAGCCGCAGGCGCGCAAGCCGGTGCGCACGTTCAACGACGGCGAAGACTCCATCATGCTCCCCGAGGTATCCAGATCGGACAACGCGGACGACATACCCAACGCCGTGTACCTGACCTACGAGACGGAGGAGGAGAGCCTCTGGGCCGTGTGCCGGAACACCGACCCCAACTCCCGCGCGTCCATCCCGTACAGGGGCTACGAGGTCCCGCTCGTCGACCAGGTGACGGAGCTCACGGGTGCCACCAAGGAGGAGCGCCTAAAGGCCCTCAAGGCCAAGGCCAAGACGAAGCTCGTGGACAGCTCCTCGTCCATCGAGCACGTCGAGTGGGGCCACCCGTGGGTGCCGCTGCTGCCCAACGACGCGGTCGGCATCGACTATCTCACCGCCGGGCTAAATTGGCGCGGTGCGATAACGGAGCAGGAGATAGAGGTCGGAGGCCACTGCGCGGTGACGGGCAAGGCCCGCCGCTTCATCCGCTCCGGCTTCGTCACCGAGACGGAGGGAGGGTCATGGTAAGCGGCCACGAGCTGTACGAGCTGCTGTTCGGCGGGACGGGCGCAAAGGAGTCCCACACGTGGGGCACCGTCGCCGCAGTCAACCAAGACGGGACCGCCGACGTGCGGCTCAACCCATCCATATCGACCACCTGCACGTGCCTGGCCGAGGTGAAGGCCGGGGACCGCGTGCTGGTGCTCGTGTTCAAGCAAGGAGCAGTAGTGCTCGGGAAGGCGGTCTAGATGCTCATAGACCTCACGCTCGACATCGAGAAGGGCACCAACCGCTTCTCGACGCTCGACAACCCCATCACGCTTCGGCAGCAGGACGCCGAGGCGTACGTGTTCAACGTCAACCTGCGCCAGGGGGGCGCGGTGCTCGACCTCACGGGCATGACCGTGCGCTTCTACGCGCTGCGGCCGGACGGCGGGAAGGTCATCGACGGCGAGAACGTCGCGGTGCTCTCCGCGCCGGACGGAATCGTGCAGTACACCGTCCCTGCCAAGCTCACGCAGGCGGCAGGCGACATCCCGACCTCGTACATCCGCATCAGCTCGGGCGACTGGTCGGCATCCACGGGCAACATCGCCATCAGGGTCGTGCCATCGGTGGCCATCGAGGCCACGGGCGGCGACTACATCCCAGAGATCGACCACCTCATCAACGCGCTCGAGGCGCAGCGCGTCACCTACGGCAACGCCGAGGACGTTCGCGCGTCCGAGTGGCAGGCGATCATGGACGAAATCTCCAACGCGCGCGGCCGGGCGAACAGCGCCGCCGACCGCTGCGAGGCCGCGCTCGCGTCGCTCAAGGTCGACTACGACGACCTGACGGACGACGCGAAAGAGAAGATCGCCGCGATGGCCAGCGCCGGAGTGGTCTTCGCCACGCATGCGGAAATCGACGAGGCGTTCGAGTCAATCATCGCCCCGGCAATCGGCACCGACACGGTCCTCGACGGCCTCACCCAGGAGGACTACGACTACGCCTTCGGCAAGGTTTTCGGCCAGTAAAGGAGAAATAATGGCAGTACAGGTAAACAAGGTCATGACGTTCGGCGACACCGTCGACCTCATCACCAAGGTGCACAAGGCCTCGGCGAACCCCGTGGCCGTGGCTCCGCACTACGACGGCACCAAGGGCGAGTACGACAACCTCGGCGAGTGGTTCAGCCTGCGCCGGGACGGCAAGGTGTACGGCGTCGACATCCCCGAGTACACCTACTCGAACGACCCCAAGGGCATCAAGACGCGCGACAACGTCGGCCTCGTGTGCCAGCCCGCCACCAACACCACGGCGGGCCGCGACGACTACTCCAAGCTCAACGCCTTCGAGTACTTCACGGTGAACGGAACGGTCGACGACAGTGGCAAGTTCCACTGCACGGCCATGAAGGGCGACGGCCGCTTCAGGGCCGACGGCTCCAACGGCGACGTCTGGGTCATGGCCTGCCCCGGCTACTACAGCATCACGCGCAGCAACGGATACAAGCGCCTGCTCTACTCCGACACCAAGTACGAGGGCATGAGGCCGCTGCCGGGCCAGAAGTACGCCGACGGCACCGAGCGACCGCTCCTCGTGTTCTCGCCATACCTCGCGTGGTGCGATTCCAACAACGTCCCGCACAGCTACTCCGGCAAGGTCCACACGTTCCAGTTCGGCTCGCACGACACCGGCATCAGCTACAGCAAGAAGAAGGGCGCGGGCTACACGGGCCGCACCGTGGCGGACAACTTCTACCTCCAGCTCATGCTCATGCTCAAGTACGCCACACAGGACCTCCAGAGCCTCGGCGGCTGCACCGACTACGCGAACCAGTACAAGGTCCTCGAGGCCGAGACCGGCGTGAACCGCGTGCTCCTGCCGAAGGCGACGGCCGACTACTTCCTCGTCGGCTCCACGCTGAACTGCGGACCGAACAGCGACCGAGGCGCGACCGCAGGCCAGTCGACGTTCGCCTACCGCACCGTCACCAAGATCGAGACGATGAGCGACCGATGCGCGGTCTACGTCGACGGCGCGCCGTTCACCACGGCCGTCGACGACTACGTATCCGCGATGCCGTGGAAGACCGGAACGTGCGACAACCTGCTCGGCACGGACGGCTACCCGCTCGCGGGCAAGCCCAAGCAGCGCCAGCCGTACCGCATCCAGGGCATCGAGGTGCTCTGCGGAGCGTACGAGCCGCTGTGCGACGTGATCGTGAATCAGGTCAAGACGTCGGCCGACGAGGG